TCCCAAAAGAAGGCGTGGGTAACTTCTTCTATCAAAACACTAAGAGTCCTGTTTTCTCTAAGAGTTGGGTCTATTAGTATCTTTGGTTCTTTAACCTGTGGGTTACAGCAGAGGCCATCAGCGTTGTAGCTACGATGAGGTTTCCTCCACTTAATTTCGTATTCCACACCTTCGCAGTTGGAAAACTTTATATTTTCCATACTAAAACTTACACTTTTTTTTGTATATTTTTAAAAAAAATGATAAAATATATAGTGTAAATACTTTTATGAAGATATATTGTAGTCATTGCGGAGCAGGGGCTTCCTATTCGATGCAAAAACCTAAATTTTGCGGAAGCTGCGGCAAACCATATATTGATTCTTCTGCTTCAGTACCTAAAACGATTACTCGAAATGAGCCAGCTGTAGCTTCAACCGAAGAAGAAGACTTCGAGGTAGACATCGATAAGTTAGAGTTTGATTTTAAAACTTATGGCACCAACAAACATAGATTAGGAGATATTGTTGGTAGCTCTAATGAAAACGAAGCTGATGAATCAAGGGAGAGAGATTCATCTTATTCTAAAGCAAATATAGAACAGGACTTTCTAAATGATGCTGGCAGCATAAAAAAGTCCTAGAATGCCGAGAAAAAAGAACTTAAAATTCGAAGACTGTATTGAGACTATAGATGTTGAAATTAACAAGAGGAGAGGCAGATGGAATCTGACCGCTTTATCTTGGATGGATTTTGATGACGTCTCTCAAATTATTAGAGTCCATATTTTTAAAAAGTGGCATCTTTACGATCAGTCTAAGTCTTTGGCTCCTTGGATAAATACTCTGATTTCGAATCAGATAAAAAATTTAATAAGGAACAATTATGGGAATTACTGTAGGCCATGTCTAAAATGCGCGGCCGCAGAATCAGATTCTTTATGTTATATTTACGGTACTCAAAATTCATCCTGCCCATTGTTCGCTCAATGGGAAAAAACTAAAAAAGCCGCTTATCTGACGAAATTACCCGCTCCTTTAGAATCTGTGGAGCACGAAACTGAAAAAATAGAGTTAAAAGAGTTTGATTTCGATACAGTACTCAAGAGGCTAAATGACCAACTAAAAGAAAGATTAAAAGTCAACGAATGGATTGTTTATGAAAATCTTTATTTAAAAAACAAGTCAGAGCAGGAGGTAGCTAAAATATTAGGGTATAAAACATCTGAGAAAAATAGGAGTCCCGGATATAAACAAATAAAAAACATAAAAAAATCCATAATAGACAAAGCAAAAGAAATCGTTTCAGAGAATGTAAATATATGAAGAAAAAAGAAGAAATTGATTTAGCTACCGAGCAAGAAATATTTATCGACGATCTTTATGAAGAAAAAGGGGTTACGGCAATTAAAGAACTAGTCGGTCTTGTTTTCCCAAATATAGACGAAAAGTTTAGAGATGGGAGGAGTGTTTATGGCAAAGCTATTAAAAATTATTTAGCTTCAAAAGGCAAAAAAACAAAAGCTACCTCTGATAAAAAAGAAGCCTACGAGCTTAATCAAGAAGAGAGAGATTTTTTATACAATAATTGCTCCACAATGAAAGTCTCTGATATGTGTGAGACTTTATATGGAGAAAAGATAAACCCTTCGGAAATGAGATTTAGGGCGTGTAGCGCTTTCGTGAAAACTATTGACGATAAGATAGTTCTGTCTGAAGTTGTAAGAGAGGTTTCCCCAAGTGATTACTTACCACCTAAGAATGAAACTAAAGCTATTGCCAGAATTAACAAATATGTTCACGAGGGAATAGACAAAAGTAATGTTAAAGCTTCTGACAAGAAAAATATAGCAAAGCTGATAGCTTACATGCACACTTATAGATTTCTGCATCAAATATCAAATTATGCTTCTCAGGACAACAGAGAACTTTTCGAGAGCAGTTTTGTGAGATATACTCATGATAAACCAGACTTGACACAGGAGGAAGTTGATCAGTATATTGTTCTGTCTGCAGAGGTAGTGATAGCTTCAAATATACAAGTTAGAGTCGAAAGACTTCAAGAGCTTCTAGACCAAGCGGCCGAAGAAACAGAAGGAAAAAGGATGGCCATGAGTCTAGTGGAATCTATTAATACAGCTCAAACAGAGTACAATCAGTGTGTCAACAGACAGACAAAGCTCCTTAATGAATTAAAAGAAAAGAGAAGCCAAAGACTTAGCAAGCAAATTAAAGAAAACGCTTCCATTTTAAATTTAGTAGAGATGTGGAAAGACGAAGAGTCCCGCCATAAAATGATTAAACTCGCCGAAATTAGAAAAAAAGCTTTGGAAGAGGAAGTCGAAAGGCTATCTAGCATGGATGAAATCAAGTGCAGAATTATGGGGTTGACAGAAGAGGAGGTAATTAATGGTTGAATGTAAGGAATGCGGCAAAGTATTTCCTTCGGACAGAAGCCTTCACGCTCATTTAAAAAGTCATAAGCTGAAAGTCAAAGACTACTACCATAAACATTTTCCAAGAAGGGATAAGTATGACAACGAGCTAATAAAGTTTACTAATAAAGAGAGTTATTTTGCTACGGATTTTAATAACAAAAATAATTTAAAAAAATGGATGTCTCACGTAGAGCCGCCAGTAGCAAAAGAGTATTTCAGAAACTTTCTCATAGGTAGGAAAGAGAAAAAAGATTTAGAGTTTGCCCCTTGCCAAGTCGAACTTAGATCTCTCATGAGTCCATCTGTAGCTTATTACCAAAAAGTATTTGGAGACTATAATGAAATATGCCAAGAGGTGGGTCTAGCTACTAAATATAAAACTATAACAGAGCCGCTTCCTTATAGTCCTGAAAAATATAAACACGAAAAAATTTATATAGACACCAGAGAACAACAACCTCTAGATATCATCGGGATACATACAGAAGTTAAGGGTTTGAAATATGGCGACTATGCTTTAAGTAATAAAAACCTAACATGTAACTGTTATATAGAAAGAAAATCAATACAGGACTTAATAGGTACTCTAAGTGGCGGTTATGAAAGATTTTGTAATGAAATAGAAAGGGCCGAATCCGAAGACGCTAATTTAATTGTCCTTGTAGAAAATGACTATAACTCAAGCTTGATGTTCCATAAGTTAAAGAGAACCTATAAGAAAAACGTAAGAACGAACCCTCAGCACATATTTCATAATATTCGCACAATTATCCAAGAGTATCCGAACGTGCAATTCTTGTTTGTGAAAGATAGGATAGAATCAGAAAGAGTTATGAAAAGAATATTTTTTAGCAACTGTGAGTACAAAGATGTAGACTTGCAATATGCTTATGATTTGAAATTGTTATGAGAGGCAAAATTGAGCTAACTTATGAGCAAGCTTTGATTCTCTTATTTTTAATTATTCTTATAGCTTATTTAGATTAAAATGTGGTACGCTCCAGAAAAATATCAACGAGATGTCGAAGACACTAATTTAGAGTTACTGAAACTAAAAGGAGAGTTAGAGTCTAAAGATGCAAAAATATCTTTAGCTAAATTTCTTCGAGCTAATTTAGGGTTTACAGTAGAGCTTATCTCAGGGATAAAACTCGCTCCATTCCAAGAAGTTACTCTGAAAGGTTTCTTTAACAGAAATTTTAATATGTGTGTCTGGGGGCGCGGGTGCGGTAAAACATTTATCGCATCCGTGTACTGCTTTTTGCAATGTATCTTTGAGCCCAATACAAAAATTCTAATAGCCGGACCAACGTTTCGTACGGCTAGGTTCATATTTCAAAATCTAGAAAAGATAGTGGAGACTAAAGGGGCAGAATTACTAGCTCAGGCTTTCGGGGCTAAGTCTAAACGTAACGATCAATTCGAATGGAGAATAAACGGCGGAAGTATTACGGCGATACCTCTAAGTGGTGAAAAAATTCGTGGTTTTCGTGCTAACATCCTTGTACTAGATGAATATCTATTATTGCCAGAAGAGACTATTAAAACAGTTCTTATGCCGTTCTTGGTCGCGCCGCAGGATATGGCTGAAAGAATTAGAGTTAGAGAGATAGAAGACTCTCT